ATCTATTGTCAACAGCCACAGAGGCGGTCGCTGATAGGCTTTCGGGGCAATCGGGTATAGACCCCCTAGACGACCTAATGAACGCAACCACGCCCCCGGAAAATCAATCCTCCGGCCTATCCCCCGACGCGCCCGCCAAAAGTGCCCGACATGCGCCCCTAATCACGCCCGCCGAGGCTTCAATCCTCCAGCAGTCCTTCCTCGAATGGGCCCCAGCCTATCGCGGAGAGCCTTTTAATCTCATCCACTGCGACTTCCCCTATGGCGTGAATGTTTTCGGAGGCGCATGGTCTGGCAAAAAGTCATGGTCCAACTACGACGACGCTGCGGACGTTTACGAAAAACTAATCCACGCGCTTTGCGCCAACCTCGACCGCATCATGGCGCACAGCGGCCATCTGGTGTTCTGGCTATCTGGCGACATCAAAATCCAAGCCAAGACACTCGAAATGTTTGCAGAGCTTGCGCCACAGCTTTCGTTCTGTAACTTCCCGTTAATCTGGGTCAAAAGCGACAACGTGGGGATCGTGCCTGATCCCAAGCGTGAACCCAGACGAATTTACGAGACGGCGCTGATCGCCTCTCGTGAAGATAGGCTGTTGGTCAAGCCTGTCAGTAATGCGATTGCATCCCCCACAAACAAGGAGCACCACCCGCACACCAAACCCGAGCCAGTGCTGAAGCACTTCCTACAAATGTTCGTGGACAGCAACACCCGTATGCTGGACCCGACATGCGGAGGCGGATCATCTCTCCGCGCCGCCGAAGCCCTTGGAGCCGAGCATGTGCTTGGCCTCGAGATTGACGATGACTACGTGGCGAACGCGAGACGAGCCCTTAATCATTCGCGTGTTCTCCGCAAAGCATCATCACTACAAAAGGAGCAAAACAATGACGCAGGAAAATCTAGCTGAACGCATCAACATTCACGAACTTTATGAAACCATTGCTGACGTGAAACCCGTAGCCAACAAGGAGCCCGCCGTGAACAAAGTCCCGAACAACGCCCCCACCAACATTGCTGGCAGCAACCCGCAGCTTACCATTATCGCTGACGCCATGAAGCGGGCTGAGAAATTATTCGCCACGAAGAACGCGGAATATGGTGACAAGGCTGACATTCTTGCGAACTTTCGGAGACTGGCGGACCAGCAGGGCGTCCCCATGTCAACCGCGTGGTTTTTTCTTGCTGGCAAACACATCGACACGATCACACAGTATGTGAAGGACGTGCGCGAAAACAAAAATCGTGCGCGAAGCGAGCCCATCCGCGACCGCATCGACGACATGGTGGTTTACAGCCTGCTGCTGCTCGCCATTGTGGCAGAGGAAAATCGCTAATGGCTGAACTTACATACGGCGAGAAGATCGTTCGAAAGTCTTTCAACCCTTCCGAGCAAGCAGACGTGAAAGAAGCAAAACGTCTTGCGGCAGAGTTGATCGACTTTTGCTACGACATGATGCCGGACGGCGCTGGCACCGAACTTAAAGACGAAGAACTGCGGCTTTACGGCCAAGCAATTACTTCGTTCGAAGCCGGAGCCATGTGGCTTGTCAAAGCTCTAACCGCAAAGCAGCAGTAACATGCACAACGCAGCGCCAGCATTCGCTCATTCTTCTGGTCCGAAAGACGCAAAGATTGCGTTTGTCGGTGAAGCCTGGGGTGAGCAAGAGGCAATGGTCGGAAAGCCCTTCCAAGGCTACGCAGGTCAAGAACTGACCCGCATGTTGAAAGAGGCAGGGATTGCTCGAAAAGATTGCTTTTTGACAAATGTGTTGGCGCTGCGTCCCCCGAACAACGACTTCACCGCGCTTTGTTGCAAAAAGGCTGAGTGCGGCGAAGATTATCTTCACCCGCATTTAGGTAAGGTGGGGCAGTATCTTCGCCCCGAATACCTGTCAGAATTGGAGCGTCTCCGTGTCGAATTGGAAGAAGTTCGTCCTAATATCACTGTCGCTTTGGGGGCTACAGCTTGTTGGGCTTTGCTTGGCACTAATGGCCTTGGAAGCCTACGCGGGACAGTGGCAACAGGAACTCTTGCTGGCGGCAAAGTCCTCCCGACCTATCACCCTTCGGCAGTCTTGCGTAATTGGGCCAATAGGCCGATTACCCTCGCGGATTTAATGAAGGCCAAACGCGAAAGTCTTTTTCCAGAAATCAAAAGACCCTCTCGCAGAATTTTAGTCAACCCGACAATCGCAGAATGCCATGAATGGATCGCGCAACACATTCGTGCTGAAAGCGCCTGCGACATCGAAACAAAATACGGCATGATCGAGATGATCGGATTTAGCGCCGACGCTGAAAACGCAATGGTCGTTCCATTTTGGGACCGCTCGAAAGGCGGAAACTATTGGGACAGCCCTGCACTTGAACGAGATGCAAGAAATGTGGTTCGAAGCATTTTAGAAAATCCTTTCGTCATAAAGATATTTCAAAACGGTTGCTATGATATTCAGTATTTAATGAAAGAGGGTTACAGACCCAGATCATGTTTAGAAGATACAATGTTGTATCACCATGCACTGTATCCAGAATTACAAAAAGGTTTAGGCTTTCTTGGCTCAATATACACAAGTGAGCCAGCATGGAAAACCATGCGCGGTAAAAAAATTACGGAGATGAAGAAAGATGACTAAAGAAGAATTACTCACACGACTGACTTATCATGCAGAGTCTGGAACATTTTCATGGAAACAAACTGTTCGCAGAGGATTTGTTGGAAAATTCGCAGGTCATGTTAATAGACGCGGTTATACGTCAATTAGACTTGACGGCAAATTACATTTAGTGCACCATTTAGTTTGGCTTGCAGAAACAGGCTCCTTCCCTTCGCAATTTATAGACCACGTAAACCGTAATCCTGCGGACAACAGATTTTGTAACTTGAGAGAATGCTCGCATACAGAAAACATGCGAAATACTTCTCGACATGAAAACCGTGTCGGATATTGTTTCGACAAAACTCATAGCAAATGGAAAGTGTATTTAGACCAGCCTGATAAAAAACGAATTAACCTCGGCACCGTAAAAACAAAAGAAGAAGCAATAGAATTGTTGGAGAGGAGTAAATCCTTATGCAAAGCAGGAAACATTCCTTTATGGAAGCGTCCCTCAACACCGCGTCTGGTTTTCTCATTTCCTTGCTAACTCAATGGCTGGTGTTCCCATGGTTCAACCTACACCCTTCACTCCAAGAAAACATCAGCCTCACCGCGATCTTTACCATTGTAAGTATTGTAAGGAGCTACGCATGGCGCAGGATATTCAACCATCTGCATATGAAAGGTTTGCTCTAATGCTTTCACCGCTCATCCTCTCATTCGTGCCTTTCACATATTACATCGTGACTGGTTCTGAAAAAGCGTTAGCCGTTTGGGTGCTGTTTGTTGCTTGCGGAATGGTGCTTTAATGCCCATCATCGACACCTCCACACTGCAAGAAGGCATTGTGCTCGCAGAAAACGAACAGCTTTACAACGGTCTGGATTGCTGCATCACACACGAAGTGCTCGACGCTATTCGTGCAATCGGCCCCGCCCCTAAAATTTACAATTTCACCCGCGCGCTCCAGGCCCCTGTTATGGACATGATGCAGCGGGGCTTCCGCATTGACAGCTACGAAAGGCAAAAAGGCATTGACACGCTTACTGTCGAAATCCAGCGCCTTACTGCTCTTCTCAATCGTTTTGCTTATGCCGTCTGGGACAAGCCCCTCAAAGCCAATTCCCCTAAGATGCTGCAAGAATTTTTCTTTCAACACATGCGTATCCCCGAAATCTGGACTTCGAAGAAGGGGGAGCGCAAATTGTCCATGGACCGAGAGGCTCTTGAAAAACTCGACAACTACTTTCACGCCCGTCCAATGGTGGCAACCATACTGGCTATACGAGACGCTGTGAAACAACTTTCCGTGCTCAACACGGAAGTGGACAGCGACGGTCGCATGAGGACTTCTTACAATGTCGCAGGAACAGAAACAGGACGCTTTTCATCCAGCACAAACGCTTTCGGCACCGGCACGAATTTACAGAACATTACTTCGTCTCTGCGAAAAATGTTTGTCGCCGACCCCGGTTACAAACTCTGCGGGATTGATTTGGAACAAGCAGAAAGTAGAGAAGTGGGATGGCTTTCAGGCACCATCTGCGGTGATTGGTCTTATCTGGACGCCTGCTATAGTGGCGACCTTCACACTCTTGTGGCAAGGACTGCTTGGCCCGAATTGGGATGGACAGACGATCCAAAGGCCGATCGTAAAATCGCAGACACTCCCTTCTACCGTCACCTCACCTACCGCGACATGGCGAAGAAACTCGGGCACGGAAGCAATTATCGCGGATTACCTCCGACCATGGCCCGACATGCCAAACTCCCCGTTGTCGTCGCAGAACAATTCCAGGCCCGATATTTTGAGCGTTTCTCAGGAATACCAAAATGGCATAGATGGGTCGCCCAACAACTCCAAACCTCAAACCGCATCATCACACCTTTCGGACGAGAGCGCACGTTCTTCGGACGAGCGAACGATGACTCGACGCTCCGTGAGGCGATTGCGTTTTCACCACAGAGCGCGACGGCGGAGAGGCTGAACCTGGTTTTGTGGAGAGTTTGGAAACACATGCCGCAGGTGCAACTCATCGCCCAAGTTCACGACGCTCTTTACTTTCAATACCCCGAACACCTTAACGAAGTTGACATCATCTCCGAGGCTCTTTCCCATTTTGATCTCGCATTTGAAAAAGACGGTCATCAGTTAGTCGTCCCCGGCGAAGCGAAAGTCGGATGGAACTGGGGCAACTTCGACCCAGACTCCAATCCCGATGGTTTGGCTAAGTGGAAAAACAAAAAGGACGAGCGCAGAAGAACACCTCTGCTCTCACAAAAACTTTAATAGCAATTTGCTTTTAGAAATGCAGGGAGCCTGGGGTGGACTTTGTTGATTCTTTTGTGGCGTTCACTGACGAGCGCCCGTCACCAGAAATTTTCCGTAAATGGGCGGCGATCACCACGCTTTCTGGCGCGTTAGAAAAACGTGTTTGGTGCATGACAAAAGCAGGTCCGCAATATGCGAACCTCTACACAATGCTCGTGGCTCCTCCGGGCATCGGCAAATCGCAAGCGATCAATCCTGCCGAAGCGCTTTTGAAGGCCACGAAGAAATTTCACATCGCACCCAACAGCGTGACAGCCGCCTCATACATTGACGCGCTGGGTCGGTCGGCACGGAGTGTGTTGAAACCCAACAACTCTGGAGTCCTCGATTACAACCACCTATTTGTCTTCGCAGCAGAGCTAGGTGTTTTTATTAACGCTCACGATCTAAACTTCCTATCCATCATTAACGAGTTGTTCGACCACAAAGCAACATACCGTGAGGAACGTCGCCACAGTTTGAAAGACCCGATTGAAATTCACAATCCCATGACCACGCTGCTCGTCGGATCACAGCCCGGTTTCTTGGCGACGTTGCTTCCCGAGGCCGCATGGACAATGGGCTGGACCTCTCGCCTTTTAATGGTCTATTCCTCGTCCATGCCCGATGTCCCGCTGTTTGGCGAATACAAAAACATGGACGCGGAGCAGAAAAAACTTGTTCAAAAGTTAGATGCCTGCGCAGACTATTACGGCGAAATGAAATGGGACGCGAAAGCTATCGCGGACATGGAGCGCTGGCGCAAAGATAAATGGGGACCAGTTCCCGATCATCCCAAACTCGCCAACTACATTCCACGTCGAGGAACAATCTTTGCCGTCAAACTCGCGATGACTTCCGCCATGGCTCGCGGCGAAGAACTCGCCATACGAATGCAAGATGTCGAACGGGCGAGAGGCTGGTTGCTTGAGATTGAAGAATTGATGCCGCAAATCTTCCGCGACATGATTATGCGCTCCGACGATCAAGTGATCGAAGAAACATTTCAGTATTTATTCAGCATTTATGTGAAGCACCGCGCCCCGATTGCTGCGGCAACAATCTTACGGTTTTTATCACAGCGCACTCCCGCCGAAAAAGCGGAGCGTATTATGAATTTAATGGAAAAGGCGGGGATTATTCAGCGTCAAGCGGGGACAGAAACTTACGTTCCGCTGGCTAGGGAAATGCACGGGGCAGGTTAATCCCACCCCGCACTAGCTATCAAGTGGGCTTAATACTGAATACAGTAAAGCACCCCTTCGTTCTTCGGGTTTGTTTCCGTTCCGCCAGTTGCGCCAGTATTTGTGCTAGAAGGTGCCGACTGATTGACTGGAACACCGCCTGCCGAAAGGGCAATTGTCGAAGACCCTCCTGCGGTATAAGTGTGTGTGTGGCTTTCAAACTGATCGTCCACAAAAGCAGCAAGGGCCTGCGCAGTCAACGCCCCGCCATTCGGATCAGTCGCACGTCCGTCCGTAATCCCGCGCAAAAACATTCCACGGAAATCAGGAAGCGTGAAGTTGCCCGCAGCCGCCGGACCCCATGTCGTGCCGATAGCCGCATACAAACCTGGATAAGTCGCTTGCGCAGGAGTGGCTCCGTTTGCTTTTAGCCAGCCAGTCGGACAAGTGCTTGTCGCAAATGCGGCAATTTGCCCAATCGCACTGCTCGAACCGCCAGTGACTTGCAGCACTCGCCAAGAGTTTGCGCCTTGATACAACACAGTCAAAGACGCGCCACTCGACACAACAATATTACCACCAGACGGCGTGGTGATATTCGCCCCAGCTACGACAGTGTTCGTGCCGTTAAACTGCAGAAAGAAAATCGTGTTCGCAGCAGCAGACGCACCGCCTGCGCCGAAACTTGAAATGCTGACGCCAGACCCTGTGACGTTCACGACGTGCGAACTTGAAGCGTTCAGGTCCATGGTGATGGCAGCAGGCACCGCATTCGCATAACCAAACAGTCGTGAATTGTTCGTGACAAGATGGAAAACACCTGTGCCACTGTCATAGGTCACGCCGATGATGTTGCCCGACACCACCTCACCGCCCGTCAGCGCAACCGTCCCGGTCGGCGTGTCACGCACCACGCTAATCGCAGAACCACCGTTGACCGTAAGTGTTAAGGCAGACGTGTTTGTAGCGCCAGCTTTGAAGTAAAAGGTCTGTCCATTCACATTCGAAAAGGCCGAAACCGTCACGGTCTGGGCGTTAGCCGTTCCGCCACTCGTCCCGCCCCATCCCAAATTACTCGCAGACGACGTATCAGACGTATATTTCGTCCAGATTGTGTTATTGTTCGCGTCTTTCAAAACCTGGCAATACGCGCCCGAACCAAAAATCGTGGCACGACCCGCAGCATCCAGAATAATCGGGTTCGTGTTAAGCTGCGTCCCAGCTTCATTCTGATAAGTATTTTTCAGAACCGTGCAGGTTGGATAATTGCTGTAGAAAAATACTTTGCCTGCAGCATAGGGCTTGCCCGTCGCATCGACGAATTGCTGTTGCCCGTTAGGCAGCAAGGTCGCGCCCCAGAGTGCAGATGTGCTATACAAAAAGGCCGCAAGGGCTCCACTTACCTTTTTCATTCTTGAACTCCAGTCAAAGGATTATAACTAATTCCCGCATGAAGCAGCGGCCTCACAGCTTTTCTCGCACCAGTTTTCATAGTTTTTCCAACTTTTTGTTCAAAGATGGCGCGCTTCATCCATTCAGGTTGAGAAGCTAACTCAGTCAACGCCCGTTTGCCAGCTATTGTGGCCCCTGCGGCAGCTACACCGCCCGCAGCATAAGGCACTGCTTGTGCAAATAATGGGCCACCCGCCTGAAGGAACGCATTCACTATGGGCAACTCGGATGCAAGATAGGCAGCACCGCCGCCATACATGCCATATCTTCCAAGAGCCGCCATCACGCCAGTTTCAGCGGGCCTTGCTTTCATAACGGCTTCACCCGCTTCATTAACTTTCGGCAAAAACTCACCGATTGGACCAAGTTCTTGCAACGGAGAGTTAGCGGACGCCCCCTTGCTTTTAACTTTTTTCGCCACAGCTTTTGGATTAACAATCCCACTTGTGGTTGTCAATTTTTCCAAAGTTTTAATATCGCGATAACGAGAGTTCAAAGCGATTAGCTGATCAGCTTCAGCAGGAAAATTATCCCGCACAAGAGTATCGAGCGCATCTCGGATTTTTCCACCAAAATGCTTTTTAGTGGCATTATCCAGGCCTAAAAGTTTGTTGTCGATAATTTCTCCGCTCTTTACATAATTCCGATACATGGTGCCGTTCATGCGCCCAGTTCTTAAATCATTTCCAATTTTTGTAAGAATATCCATGACAGTGTTTCGAATATTTGGATCGCGGATGCCATACGCAGAAGTGTAAATGTCATAGAACTTCCGTCCAGCTGTTGGCGTGGGCGCTAATGTTCCAACAGAAGCTGCAAACGTATCATATTCTTTACCCGCTGCTTTTTTTGCAGCATCCCAACCTGCAGGCGTTAAATCTTTTGCACCAATGCTTTTCGCCAATTCTTCTGAATAGCGTTTAGCTTGAGCGTCAAGATTTCCTTGCGATGCAGTTTTTTCAAAGAATTGTTTAGCCTCACCCTTCGCAAATTGGCCCGGACTGACGGGGATTTTATATTTATCAAATGCCGCTTGTCCGAGAGCGCGTGCATTCCCTTCCCATTCAGGAGCAAACACCCCACCAGCTTTAGGTGTCAATGCTTTACTCAGGCCTGCACCAAGCACACCTCCTGTCAAAACATTTCTTTTAAACTGCTCTGCGAAAGGAGTTTCAGTATCCCCAAGTGTTCCGCCAAGTGCCTGACTACCAGCTTCAAGTCCAGTTTGAAGCGCAGCCTGCCCAGCGCCTTCAACTCCTGCAACCCCAGTGGGTCCTAACAATTCACCAGCAGTTTGCAAATAGGGTTCCGCCGCAGTAATAACTGGCGCAACTTTTGGAGCCAAGTATCCAGTTATTCTTGATGTAATTGGCGCAAGATACGGAGCAGCAAACGGAGCCACAACTTTTGCCCCACGCAATAACATTCCGGGCGAAACCATTGTGCCAACAGCTTCCGCGCCATAACCAGACAACGGATTTTGCTCTTTATATAGTTGTTCTTGCCGTTGAAGATCGTGCAAATAGGCTTCATATTGAGGTCCAGATAAACCTCCCGCTTTATAAGCAGCTCGAATCTGCGGGCCAAAACCAAACGCCGCGCCACTCGCAGCAGATTGCATGGCCCCCCACTCAGGAGCCAATTCACCGGGAGCAATCTTTTCGCCTTCACCCATAAACGACGAAAATTTATTAAGCGTCCCTAAACGTCCAGCAAAATTTAATCCACCTGTCGGATCAGACGGGGTATAGCCTTGAGGACGTTCATAGTGCATTTGAGCGATAGCAAGTTCTCTTGCATTTTTCGCATTATTAATCATATCCCATTCAGGACGAGAACGAAGTTCCTGCAAGGCAAAAGCATTTTGCTGTATTTGCGACGGATATTCCGTGCCAGCAAATTTTCGCATAGCAGTTAAACGATCAAGTCTATGTCCGTAAAGGCCGTAACCAGTGCCTTGATCGTGCACGGCAGTTGGATCAAAATTGCTTTCAGAAGCTGCGGCGCCGGTCAAAAACAACGCTTCTTTGGGTGAAGCGCCGAGTTGAATTAAGCTATTGTATTGCGCTCGTGCCGGGTCTTCGCTGCCCCTATAGGCTTCATTCACATTCCAGTGTTTTTTGCCTTGCTTTGACGCCTCAATCGCTCTTGCTTCCATAGGTGTGGAAGTAGGAGGAGGCGGAGCAGTAGTTGCTGATTGCGCCGGAACAGACTTGCCATACATTTCATGCCAAGTGCGTTCTGTATCACTCATCGGAGCAACGGGCGTCTCCGCAGGTGCGCCACTTGCCGGGGGAGCAGCTTTTTGACCCCCTTTTCCATACATTTCTAGCCATGTATTTTCAAGATCGACCATGACTATTCTCCTTGCTGCTCAAACTTTATTGCGCCGCTTTTGCGAAGAATTTCATTCCATTCTTCATCAAACACACTTGGATTAAAACCTTTAGTGCGGTGTCCCCTGTTTTCTCGTTCGAAAAAGTTGAAAAATTTCTGACGTTCTAGCACAGATTTATTCACCTTTTCCATATAATCGAGCATTCGTTTCACACCTCCCGGAGAAGATGTGAGCCCAGGGAAAATATCAATAAATTTCATCACTTCTTGTTGAGTGACTTTATTTCCAGACCCAACGGCTCGGCGCAAACCGCCAATAGCGGTAATAGCTCCAAGTTTTTCTAGAGCTTCCGCCGCTCCAACCCATTTGCTTGGATCATCCGACCCCGCTACAGCTTTACTGGCAGATTCGAAGAAAGGAATTGCCAATTTTTTCAAAGGCGATTTTTCTGGCAAATTGTCCAACAGCCCTTGAGTCTCATTTAACAACTTAACAGCCTGTGCTCGTATTTTCGCAGTTGGCCCTGTGCCGGTTTGACCGAGATTTTGTAGATCATTAATCAACGAGCGTGTTTCTGTAATGGCTTGCTGTGATGCCGCAGCGCCATCAGCCTCCTCACCGATGCTTTCTCGCATTTTCCCCCAAGCACTTTCAGGTTTTTGCGCTTCTTGTTCGCGCGTAAAACTCGTAGGAGCTTCAGCAAGACGACCGGCAGAGAGAGCCGAGGGTGACTCTCCCTGCCTAGCTACACCGCCGGTAGGAGGAGCCGACCCACCGAGCGTAGCATCCTGTTGGGCTGGCATCTGTTGTTCTCCTAACACATTCTGCAAAATAGGAGATACAGTGCCAGCCATAAAACGAGGCATCGTTATTTTTTTACCGTAAGTTGCAAAATCATTTGGGTCCTGCCCATATGTATCAACTTCTTCTCTCAGATACCCAAGATCAGATTTAGTGCGCTGCAGCGATTCTTGCGCTTCTTTTCCGAATTGCGCAGAAGAATATAATTGCTGTTGAAAGGCTTTTGGATTCTTTTTTGCAAGATCAACTAATTGCGCTGTATATGCAGGCAACTGCTTGCGGTCAATATATCCAATTCGTGCTTGCTGTGCGACAAGATCAGTTGCAATAGCGGACGGGTCTGCCCCGCCAACCTGCAATTTATTAAACGCATCTGCACTTAATCTGGAGTTTGCTTCAGTAAGATGCAGTTGATGATTTAATTGTTTATCCAAAGAGTCAGCCTGCACACCCGGCATTTGTAACAATGTGGGCATGTATTCAGCTAAAACTGGCGCAAGTTCTTTGTGGGAGGCTAAATCACCAAAAGCCCCGACGTGATCGAACTCGCCATTTTCAGGATTGAAATGCTTCTGCATGATCGCACCAAGCGCCTGCTTGCCAGCAAACGACATCGCCTGCTGTTCAGTCGCCTGTTGCGTCCGTTCCATCTCCGCAGCGCGAAGGCCCATAGCCTGCATCTGCTGCATATTTTGAAGCGGGTTCTGCGTGTTTTGTCCGGCGACCGGAGCCGCGTAAGTAATTCCGTCAGCCATCTTATTCTCCAAACCTTCTTAGTAGTAAGTCGGGACTGGGCGATCACCCAGGCCGCCTACTACATTTGACGGTAAATTACCGCTACTCCCGAAACCATATCGCAAAAAGTCAGGCAGCATTTGTGTAAATGTGGAACTGCTGCTGGCAGCAGGAGAGGGAGCATTACGATTTGAATAAAGAGATGCCAAATAAGGCACCTGCATTGCCGATCCCGCCGCGCCAAAGAGAGCATTTGTTCCTGCACCAAGCGATGTGCCAGCATTATAAATGCTTTGACCCAGTGCATTGCCTGCACCCATAGCTGCACTACCAATTTGTCCAGCCGCTCCTGTCGCGGCATTTGCAATACTACCAGCAGCGCCCAGGCCCATTTTTGCCGGATCAAACAGCATGTTAAAGGCTTGCTGATTTTGCAGCATGTAATTTTGAAGCTGCTGCTGAAAAGTCTGAGATGCTAGACCCGTGGCAGTTTTTCCAATGTCCTGAATGACATTACCGGAAAGCCCCATCCCACGCGCTGCGCCAGTATTCGCCATACCGCCAAGCGCCTGTTCCCGAGCCCACTGATAACCCGGAGTTCCTTCCAACTGCTGCTGAGTCGGAGCAAAGGTGGACATTAAAGTGTTGCCGCCACCACCGATACCAGCTTTTAACGCGCCTGTGCCAGTTAAAGCATCGGTAAGGATGCCAAGGGACTTAGAACCGGCAATCGCATATGGAGAAAGTGCTTCTTTTGCACGGCCATAACCAGTTTCCGCAGCATTTGCTGCTAGAACCGAGCCGAGCCATCCCATCTGACCGGCAGATCGCGCTGCATTAGCCTGCGTCTGCGAGCCCAACATTCCGCCAACACCGGAGAGTAACGATCCCCCTCCATACAAAAGTCCCATAGTCAAAGGGTCCATAATACTCTCCTAAACCAGCGTGATTACTTTGTAGGTGTTAGCACCTATCACGATTGTGTCGATCTGTGTCCAGCCATTCGGAATAAGCGCGGCGTCGGGCAGCAATACCGCCCCCGCCAAGGGCGCTCCAGTCGTTGCATCTTGCGTCGTCGGCACAGTGTTTTGAACAAGTGCGGAAAGAAGCAACTGCAACTGGCGCGAAATTGATCCGTCCGGCTGAATTAAGTTTTTCAAAGAGTTAGGAACGAGAGCACGTAGCATTTACGTCTCCATCTTCTCAACATCAATGAATGCACCATTTAACGCCGAGGCGCAAGCGGCAGTCCATGATAATTCAAATACGCGGTCACGGGCGAACCCTAATCTGTTCCAAGATGGGATTGCCTTATATTGCCCACCTTTGCCCAAAGACTGATGCACACCATTTCCAAACGTCACTCCACGATCATCGCTCCAACGCAGCGTTAATTGCGGATTGATGCCGGGGATCGGCTCCGTGCCGACTTCAATATCAGCCATGAATTGCCGATAGCTAATACGATCCAGGCTGCTGACAATGTGCGGGAAAGACCGCAATTTCAAAATCGCCGCGCCGTCGTCTGTATAGGTGTGCAGGTCCCAGTTGTAGAGTTTTCCGTTTTGCCAGTCACCGCAGATTGTTTTGCCGTAAGCAAACGCAACGCAGTTCGCACGGTGACGATGCAACGCCCCGTTGTTGTCGAGCCAGGCCCGCTCATGCCAAAGCTGCGTGGATAAATCGTAAACCCAAGTATGATCCGCAGAGGGGAAAGTCAGCACATAGAAAATGTGCGACCCTTGCTGATAGCAAAACCCAATCGCATCGCTGATCGTTTCGTATCCACCGATAGCATCGCTGATTGCAGGTGTTGAAATGATGTCAGCCTTGTAAGCTGTGCCCATCATCACCAAGGCTTCGCCGTTATTGTCTTGCGACAAGAAGAAAATGTTCAGACCCCATTTCGCCAGCGACCGTTGCGCAGCAATTCCATGCTGCAAAAACACACCGGGGATCGGAGCAAAAGGAAACGGATACGTCCCGACGTTACTCCAGACTTCCGTAGTCCGCCGACCGAAAGCCCAGATTTCTTTATGCACCACGTCAATAATTTGCAACTGGTCCGCATCGCCAGAGATCGTGGCGTAGCCAAGAGTCGGATAAGTTTCCAAGCCAGAGTTGCTCGACTGAATGTTTCCATTCTGTGTGCTCGACACAAGGAACGTGTCGATGTAGCGAATTTGATTTCCGCCTAGAAATTCCGCAGGGCTAAACGGCGCAAAGGCCAGAGTGCCCAAATCCACGCTCCAGCCAAAAAGCGAACCGTCCAGAATAATGAGCGTGATCTTATTATCATACATGCTGACTTGGCCAGACTGCGTAGCGATGTTGCCCAAAGGCTGCAACACAAAACTATCCGGCACATAATAAACAGTGTCGCCGATGACCGCAAAAAGCAGCCCATTGCTTGCCGTGTAGAGCTGGCGCACTTCCGCAACATTTCCTTGCGTAAGCGTCACCAGCCCTGGAGTGCAGTAATGCGTGTAAGGGACCTCAGCATCTTTTGTATTTAGTTCCGGATATAAGTTTATGCAACGCTGGGCGTTAGCGATAACACTCCGCGCTTCATAAGCACCTTGAACTAACTGAATCTGAGGCATCTTAAACCCTTACGCGGTAAGCAGCGAGAACCACACGTTGTTCGTAGCGGCGACAAACAGCACAGTCTTGCCGTTCGCCACGCTGATACCAGTCGCGCCAGCCGTGCCGTTGATCGTATCCGAACCATTGGCGAAAACCTGCACCGCGTCAGCCGCATCAGCGTTACGCAGCCACACAACACTGCCCGCCGTTGCTACCGGAAGAACAACGCTGTCAGCCGCCGTCGCAACAGTCGTAACCGTATTCGCACCGAGCACCAGAACAGGTGTAGAAGAATTACGCGCACCGCCAGCCAAAGCAGTGATACCATAATTCGTCTGCCACTGCGGAGTAGCCAACGCTTTATTAATCGCATCGCCATCTTCAAGACGGAAACCGGACTGGAAACGATTGGGAATAGCCATGATATTACCTCGTCTGGTCGGAGTAAATGTTGTAAACGCCCGGACGGACCAGATTATCCGGCATCACAAGGGACGGAATTTGCGCATTCGCTGAACGCAGCGTCTGCATCGCATCTGCTGCTAAACCATTAAACCCAGGGTCTTCTGGCATTCTATAAGCAGCTCTCAACCTCACAACCATGTTATAATGCAGCGCCGCAAGATATTCCGGCGGAAAATCAAACGTGGAAGTCAGATCTGCAAATTCCGAAAGCACTTCTTTAAGAATAATATGCACTTCATAAAGATTTGCTTGCGGGATCGGCCATGGATAAATTTTACCCAGCGGATAACCGCTATCGTAAAAAATACATTGCGAAAACGACACCAGACTTTTTAGCGTGATCCGCGCATAATCCTCATAGGCCATAAGAATTTGCAACGGATAATCAACGGATTGGGTGCCAGTTGATCCGGGCAGCATCCGAAAAAACGCGCTTTCTAGTTTGTCCGGTCGCCACGAGACATTTATATCCCCGCCCGGACCAACTGTATAACTTTGCGCTCCCGTGCTGACTATACTTTTGTCCACAAGATGCCACACCAACCAGCGTTTAACACGCCACTGTGCGATCATCATGTTCATGCGGGTCAGCGCATCATTATAGTCCTCGGGGAGCATCGACTGCCCGACACCGAGAATACCTGCGTCTTTAAACGCAAGAGTTATGATGTCATTGGCAGTCGTTGCCATTTATTAACCCTCTTTCTTACCGGCAGGCAGCGGCAAAGATGCTTTTGCCTTGTCCTGGCCAGCTTTGAGTTCAGCAAGCTGCTTTTTCGCAACTTCGAGTTCCATGGCCGCACGATCTAATTCGGCCTGTAATTCTTCTTCACGGGAAATATGCGCGCCCGGAGAACCAGTGGTGATAAATTCCACTTCCTCTTTCGCATTCCCAACGATAATCGGAATGGTCTTTTTCTCGTCCCGATAACCAACAACTTTCGGATATTCCTCAAACTTATAATCAGGGAAATCCATATTCTCGTAAACACCGAGATACTGCTGTCTTGTTTTAGCCATTTCCATGCTCCTTAAAGATGCCGGGGGCCGAAGCCCCCAGCTTTTTGCGATTAGATGATGTCCGCGACGACCACGGCCCACTCAGGACGAACCCAGAGATAACCGTAAAGAACGTCCAGACGGGTAATGAACTGATCCGACTTAATGTCGAAGCCAGTGACCATGCGGAGAGACACGCCATCCATACGCTCACGAGCGACTTCCTGCATGTTCTTCGGCATTTGCAGATCGGCGGTCGCCATCGTGACGGCATCGGGAATAAACGCAAGGTTCTTGCGATAAACCGTGCCCGTCAGCGTCAGGCTGTTAATCTGCGCGCCATTCGCAGGCGAAGCAGTAACCGTCTGATACTGAACCGGATTACCACCGGACGGCGGAACGATAGCCGGATAGATACCCAGCACACCGCCAGCGTAGCTCGTCACAACGAACTGCTGCAGTTCACCCGTCGAAACCTTGGTGATGCGGTTGACCGCGTTCACGCCAGCGAAGGTGATGATGTCGCCCACGGTGAATGACGAAGCGCCAATCGTGACGTTGATGCTCGTGCCCGTCTGGTTCGCACCGTTGACGGTCGGAGAAACACCAGCGACATACGTGCCAGTCGTGTGCTTGATAACGGTCTGATCTTCGAACCAGTCGAAGCCAATCGCGTTATAAACTTCACCCTTGCGATACTGCTCGGAGATTTCCGTGGCAGGGTTGAGCAGGCCGGACAGGTTCTGCACCGTGCGGGCCATGGAAACCGGATCAAGAATGAACTTGCGGTTATCCGTGGGGGCCGAACGCAAGGACAGCAGCGCCTTAGCCTGCAGCCAAGTGTCGAGCGTCGGACGAAGCAGATTGCCAGCAGCGTCAAAGTTGCCGACAAGGTTCGAAACGCCGCCTTCAACGCCAGACATAACGTCCGCCGCAACCGCGCCGACCAGATTGTTCACCGCCGGAGCAAGAATGCGCTTGGAGTAATCGTCCAAGGACATCGTGCGCTCGGCAGAGTTGAACGACACGTCAACGCCCTTCTGGGTGGCGAGCGTCAGCGTGGTGCTGGTTTCCGCCGTGTCCTGAATCTGCGCGACCGGACCCGTGCGAACGGTGTAGTCGTTCGGCAGGCGGATACGCAGGCTCTGGCCGATCTTCGCGCCGGTAATGGCGAACTGATCGTCATACTGCGTGTCGATATGCTGCAGGAACGAGTTGGTATTGACCCAGAGGCGAACGGCCTCACGGGTAATCATGTTAATTGTAAGAATTGTATTCGACATGGCCTACGGCCCTCCTAGTAAGTGCGCGGACGCGCTGTTCAAAAGCCAAAAGCATGGGGGAGTCCCCTGCGTTTCGACGGTGCCCGCGTCCGTCACTTTGTCGGGCCAGCCCAGACCACTTACCCTGCGGCCAGAGAGGGGGGATCGTAAGGTGATCCCGCCTACCTTCTGCGACGAGTTGCCTCGTTGCGTAATCTTGCCCATTCTTCCATAGAAATGTTGGGATCGTCAAGGGTCGCCGGAGCAGACCCAATACCCTGCACTTTCGGAGTAATGGGCGGAGGAGCAGACGAAACACGTTTCGGTGCGTTCAATCCACTCGCTAATTTTGCGACCGCCACCGCCTGCCTTGTCGGCGGAAGCATCGCAATCCGCGCTGCTTCATCAGGGTTCTTTGCCAGATGATAAAGCACGTCCTGCGGATTTCCAGTTTCAATCGCGGCTTCTGTCAGCGTGGTCGGAATACCACCTAAAATCTGAGCCATGTTGTTAAGCTGCGGAGCCCAATCGCCAAACTTGTTCAGACCCTCATTCCAAATCTTGTCAGTCGTGTCTTTCCAAGCCTGCTGCTTTGCAAGTTCCTGGGCCTGCCGGTGAATTTCCAACTGCACGGTGCGAGGATCGTAACCAGCATCCTGCGGCTGTTCATAAGCCTGTGGCTGCCGAGCATATTCAACCTGCTGCAGTCGTTCTTCAAGTTCACGCTTTTGACGGGTAAGTTGGCCGATGCGGTCAAGCAGACCCTGCGGGGGTTTCGCAGAGCTTTCATCGGGAGCAGCATCGTGGGGAACGCTATCTGCTACCGTTTCTTGACCAGCATCGGCCACAACGGGAGCCTCGACAGCGGCTGGTGCCTCTGGCGGTGCCGCGCCCTGCTCTCCGTCACTTTGGCGCATCGCGCCTTCCCAAAAATTCAGCATCAAAGTTTTCATGTTAGGCTCCTGCACCGTGTTTCATTTGAAGGACGCCCTCACGTCCTCGACGCAACGTAGCGTCTTTCACCAAGGCATCATATATCTCTTGCTTCAAGTTGTCATCCATGTTCGTAGTCAATAACTGCGTCAAAGTGGTCCTAGCAGCATCAAGATATAGCGCCCAACAGGACGACACATACGCTTCACGATCTGGATATTTCTCGTAAAAGTCGTTCGAACGTCCAGCATTCTTTTCATAGACTTCCTGCGCCATTTCCATCGCAGTTTTCGCCACCAGTTTATGGGCATGTGCGCCTTTTCCCGGCAACCTAATCAACGGCTCTCTTGACATTCTTGGCTCCTATAGTGTGAAGGGGGAAGTTCCCCCTTCTGTTAATACGGCCACGGGTTTGTGGCGTAATATTCTTGAGTGTTGCGGCCACGTTTGGCTTCTCGCTGTCCAAATAACGCATCAAGCGCAGCAGTAAACTGGTAATTCAGGTTATGTTCAAACTGACCTGCATTATATTCTTCCGGGCGAGTTGGCGGCAACGGTGCACCCTTCTGTCCAGCACCTCTTGCTCCTTTTTGTGATTTACCTGTCGGTGCGGAAGGAGCCGCAGCAGCGCCCCCTCGACGTGAAGAAATATCTAAAGGCGGACGTTGCGCAACTCGGCGTTCGCTCGGCAATTCCACTGGCCCCATCTGACCATGGAAAGTCGGATGCAGAGCTGCAGCTTCCGGCGCATTTGTAGGCTGCAATGGATTATTCGAAAAATAACCCATCGCCATTGGAAAAGCTGCGCCAGCGGCACCAATTCCGGCCATCGTGCCCCACGGCAGCCCTCCGCGTCCAGCATTTGAGACATAGGGATATGCCCCCGCAGCCATGCGAGAACCCATCGACGTTTCGCCGCCATAACCCGGACGACCCTGCGGGCCACCGATGCCATAAACTTCCGACCATTCACCCTCAATCGGGCCTCGCTCATAGCCCAAACGCGGCGCACCCTGCGGACCACCAATCTGACGAGGAGCTGCACCCTGCGGGCCGACAGGCTCATAAACCAGTCCACCCTGCCGATACGGCGCAACTGCGGAGCCCATTTCCTCCGGAGTGTATTCGCCATACATTCCGCGTGAAGCACCTGTGCTCATTCGACCACGGCGATAAGCGTCCATCATGTTCTGATCGAACTTGTTCATCGGCGTCGGACCAGTAGTCGTGCGGCCCATGCCACCCGGAGCATACGACTCAAAGTCCGTGACAGCCATTTCCGGCGCATAACCCTGCATACCAAACCGCCCAGTCGAAAGGCCGACTTGGTTCTGCTGGAACGGCGTCATCGGACGCATCGACGTGCCCATTTCCGGCGGGACATTGCGATAATACGGCGCAACGGGTGCAGCTTCCGGGGGCATATAGCCAATCTGCGGCATCGGAGAAATCACTTCCCCTTCGATAGCTGCAGGTCCTGAAATCTCTCGACGAGCAGCTTCCTGTGCACCTTTTTTAGCTCCAGCCTTTGCGCCCTTTTTCGCCAATCCACGCAAGGCTGCCAGAGGTAAAAGGTCCTCCACAACACTTACAGGATTCTGCCGAAATGTTTCCATTGCTGTCGGCAAATTTTTATATCGACGAGCATAATGTCCATATGCACGAGCTGCAGCTTCTTGAGGGTGCATCGCATAATATCCGACGCCCTGCGCAGCCTGTAGGGGATTTGCGGCGACATCATACATGCCCTGCGCGGAACCAATTAAACTTTCCGGCACATTGCCAAGCACTTCATCCCAGTAAGCCATCTCAACTCTCCTTCGTCACACGGGCCATCATTCCAGGCATCTGTGGGTGGGGCGCATAGGCATGTCCATCCTCGCCCCGCATTGCGCCTTCTGGCATTTCGTGATCCTCAAGCGGCAATGCCATCTGCCGTCCCTGCATCTGATCTTCGTGCCCTTCGTAGGTATCGCTGATCGGGACTTCGGTGCTTTCCTGCACAGCCTGATCGGTAATTTGCGCGTTCTGCTGCGGCGACATTCCCACATTCTTGAGTAGAATGTCCAGACGTTTAGTGATCGCGTCGTAAACCTCGACCTCTCTTTTTTCGAGTCTCGCCTGGGATTTGCCTTTTTCCTTCGCCAACTCATCCATAGAGGCTTGAAGGGCCTGCTGCATCTGCTGAAGTTGTGCGGCAAGCATCTGCTCGTTTTGCGACGGGCCTTGACCGAGCGCCTGCGGGGGAACCATGCGCTTCAGACGCTCTGCCGCTTCTTCCGCCATCGGGAAGTCGCCAGCGCGGAACATGATGTCGCCAATAACGCTCGTCAGCGCAGGGTTCTGCGTGAGGATCAGAGTCAGCGCATTAAACGCTTCTTCACGTCTCGTCGCATAGCCCGGACCCACATCAGCCAGCACTTCATAACTTCCGACCGCCGGGTTCAGCACCCGCCCGATCACTTCATTATTCTCATTCAATTCCAGCATATGCGCTTGCTGCAACTGCGGATCGAGCTTGACTTCCAGACTCTCGTTGTTCTCAGCCAAAATCATCACAACACGGTTGGTGTCGTAAACTTTCGGCACGAGATCAAGAATGATCTTACCAACCTGACGAATAGCAATCGCCAGATGGTCGATGAAGTGGTATGTGGCACGGTCGCCCTGCCTTTGCCTTTCGGCTATGGCCTTCCCCGTGCGTTCATTTCCCTGCATACCCAATTGATTTTCGTATTGCCCGGAAACCATCTGCATTTCAACATTCGCCACTTCCATGCCTTTCAACGCGACCGGCGACGGAACAGGCGGCTCAATACGAGAAGGTGGAGGCAAAGGCTTACCATCATCTCCAACAGACTTATAAGGCAGATACGCATGATTTTGGCGATTCGCCGTAGCCCAGTATTCCTCAAAGCCTTCTACGCTTTCCACTCCAACGATCCATGGAGTTTTGGACTGCAAGGCTCCGTATTCTACTGCAGCAGACGCCCAATAGTTATACATACGCTGAGGGTCTTTTAACGCACGGGTGTGACCTTTACGGTCCAGCCTTCCCTCGATAATCGTTTCCTCACCAACAACTGGAATAATCGGAATGGTCTTGCCGATCCAAACCTTTTCTTCTTCCTGCACCACATGATTACCAACAATAAAGTGGTAATGGATCACACGGCGAGTCACGTCACGCTTACGAGTCTGGGGATCATCAAAAATTTTACTTTTCGGATCGACCTTCCGCAAGTCCGAGGCCATAAGCGTCATTGGCTGACCATTCGGACCATCGAACATCAGCAGTTCATCGTTCACATCTTCTGCTTCAAAATATTCCGCAACGCGAACATGGTCCTCGTCATACCAGCCCTTTTCGCCAACAAGAACTTCCTGCCCAGCAAACTGCTTATACTGCGGATATTTCTGGTCGAACAAATCTTTCGGCATGTCTTCGAAGATAAACGCAAAGCGCGCATCTTCTTTCGCCGGAGCCTTCGCGTCCGGGTCAATATAAACCGTCAGCGGGTCTGCGATACTCGTGATATAAATTTCCTGATCGAACGAGTTCTCGTCCACGTAGTCCGTGTTCACACGCAGATAGCCAATGCCAGCTTCGACCTGAAAGCGGGTGGCATAGTCGTAGTGCGCCGGGGCATTTGACTGATACTCAATGTGTCTCGCGATGCCGTCCCAAATCCGCGCACTTTCCGCCGTCGCACCATTGCCCGCAGCACGATACTTAATTCCCGGCTTATTCATCTTCGCATCGTTAATGATGTTCAGATTATGCTGACGGGTCTTGTTGATCGTTAAAGCAGGACGCTCATCGCGCTGCCGATCATTCCACATGCGCGTCGGCCACTGATATTTGTTGTCAGCGTCCGCATTCGCAAAACGAATGTCATCCATGAACAATCTGCGGGCGTAGCTCTCCCAGCCTTCGCAACGCTTAAAACGCTCTTGCGCACGTTTCAGGACTTTCTGGAATTTATCGCTGTCAACTGCTTGCCGTGCCATTTATCCCATCCATCCCAGGCTTTCGCCCAAATTCTGCAACTTACCCATTAACCCGCTTTGACGCTTTAGCGCCCCCGCCACCTTACGACTGCGCCCGTCCGATCCACCTTCGTTCGAGGCAATAGCCATGTATCGAAAAGCGTCAGCAGCGTGGGACGACCAATCATGCACAGGTTCTGCACTGAACGTCTCAGTCACAGGATTTTCTTCGTAATGATAATGACGAAGAGCGTGTAAAAGGCCCTTCTCACATTTTGCGGCATCAAACCAGCATGTCGGAAAAATGCTTCTCGCCGCAATAATCCCGTCGAACTTGCTCAACCTCGGCACAATGCGAACCTGAAAACCCGCATCACGCATCTGCTCCTCGATAGACTTTTTCGACCCTAATGTCTTGGCCCGAGCATCATGCGGCAACCAGCAGATACCATAGTCATAAAGTTCACCCGTGGAGCCCCTGCGTGTGCGCAGCACATGAATGTAATGATCTAACCCTTTGAGCCGATTCTCGTAAAAGTCCACGACTCGTCGTTGCATTCCGACGTATTGCTCGAAGATAATTGCCGTGCTGTCAGACCTGCCAAGATCGAAATATAGATTAACAGCAGAGCTAGAATGGTGAGGAACGTGTGTGATGCGACCTTCTTCAGCGCAGTCACGAAGTTCTTCGGCATAGACCGCTCCTTCCAGACTTTTCCGGCATTCCCCTTCCCACACATGCAAATACGCATCGCGGTCGCGAGCCTTCAGGTCGAGCATTTCCTGCTTCAAAACCTGCGGAAACCACGGATTATCGCGCCAAGAAATCTTCTGCACAATCGCATTCGCTGGAGCGTGAAGGACAAAGCGCACGTATGTATCGTCGCTTTCAAGCTCCGGGTTAAACGACGCCCAAATCTCCGAATTTTCCTTACGGATCGTGGGAATAAGGACTTCCCAAGAGCTTTTCGTGACTTTATTTGCTTCTTCCACCCAGCAAATGTCCACACCTTCATATGACTTAATCTTCGTGACATTGTTACGGATGCCTTCAAAAGAAAACTCCGAACCCGTCGCGGGACAAAAAATTCTTGCCTGCTCAATCTGGTAAAAGCCAGCAAGACCAAGCATGTCAATCTGGTCAGAAAGCACCTTGTGAACAGAGTCTCTAATCGAGTTCTGAAATTCACGCGCACACAAAATGCGAAGGGGGCGTTTCGCCGCCAGAATAACAAGCGCTCTCGCAATGCCCCATGACTTCGCCCCTCCGCGACCGCCATACAGCACACGATAGCGAACAGGCATTCCGTTGATTTGCGGCCAGAACAAGCATTGTAGCTTTTCCGGCCACTCAACAACCTTCGCATTTTGTGTGGTTAAGTCCATCCTATACTCAATCCCTAGTGGGCTTACTTCTTTTTTCCAACCTTGGCATTGTAAGCAGCGAGGCCCTTTTTGTCCATCGCCTTGTCCTTAGCAGAGCCCTCTTTGATGCCCTTTTTCTTGAGCGCTGCATCCTTTTTCTTATCCATCGGAGAGCGTTCCCACTCGGCCATGGTCATCTTGCCCTTTGCCATCACTTACCTCCAGGTTGCTTGCTTGACTTCAATGACTTCAGCTCTTTCTGCTGAGTGTTCGGAGCAATGCCAGCTTTGTTCGCTTTCGCGTTCATCAGTTTGCTCATATCGTGATGCAGTCCCATGATGTGACTTTCACGATCCGGGCGCTTATGGTCGCAACATTTTTTCATGTCAATCTTCCTTCGATCCTCTATCGTAAAGTTTGAACCCGATCTGCAACGACAGATAAATGCAGCCGAGAATTGGCGCTAACAGCGCAGCGACATCTGAATACGGCTTTACCTGCTGTATCCAGAAAGGAGAGGAAATCATACCAACTGATACGACCCCTCCGATCTTTTCTGCTGTTGTGGAAAACAGCGAGTTTGCAAAATCTGGTAAAGAGTGATCGTGGTGGAGTGGCATATTTATAGCCCTTGTCAGATTAGGGTTCACCAATAAGTGTGGACACAAGAGCATTGCAAACTGCAGCCATGCCTTGATCGTTCGGATGGCCGTCTGTCGCCCAACCAAGCGTTACAAAGTCGATGCCGTCAGTTGGAGCCATTTGGACACCAAGCGTTTTGTATGCCTGCCGGATGCCTCCGTCATACTGCACAAGGTTCACGCCATTCGTATCTGAAGCCCAACGCCACGGCATGATCGCAGTCATATTCAGCACCGGAACACCAGCCGCCGTCCAATACCCAACATACGTGTTCACGCGGGTAATCATATTTGCGTAACTCGTGCCTGCCAAACCATCGTTCGTGCCAAGAGCCGGAACAACATAATGGTTTGAGCCTCCAGCCTGAGCATTTGCTATGCGGATCATCGACGCAATCTGTGCAGAGCCGTAGCTGGTAAACTGATAAGAACCATGCGCCGCTCGCATGACATAAAGGCGATTTGCGGTGCCCGCGCCCTTCACGCCCAATCGTGTAAGCGATGTGATCTCCACCGTTCCTGTGCCGGAAGTGTTGGTGATCGTGAACGTGCCGCTCGCAGTTTGCCCCGTCGCACTCGGCCCCGTGAACACATCGTCCGCAGCCGCACCCGCACACACAATCGTCTTAAACGACACGGCATTATACGCAAAGTCCAGCGTCCCAGAAGTCAGCGTGCGCTGATACGTCACGTCAATCTGCTCATAAGCACCTGTAAAGGTGATAACCTGTCCCGGCTGCAGAATAAGCGAATGACTAACCGGCCCTGCCGTGCCATTCACAAGCGTGCCAGAAACCGTCACACCTTCGAACGCCAAATTACCAGACGTATCTGTGTTGTCGAAGTTCGTCATAATCGGCACATCAAGCGCAATACCTGCGTTCAAGAACCGACAAAACTCACTTACATAAGTATAGTCAAGCGACGTTGCGTAAGCACCATTCGTAATCGAGTCGCCATTAATAATCACGCAGCTACCAGTGGTAATCTGCGGATACAGAACACCACGAACTCTATTCCAAACCGCGCCGACAATAGGCGAATGCGGCAGCACATATCGCACATTGTTCACATAAACATTCGCCTGATCCGATCCCCAGAAACCCTGACCATTGTAAGGGAAGGACGTGATGTTGAACGTGCCGGACGGAACATATGGCGTCGGCTGCAGCGATCTTGCCGTCGAAAAATCTGTTGTGGTGTCTGACGAGCCGGTGTTGTCGATGGTCGAAAGCGGGCCACTTGGCGAGTTAGCAACCGACAAATTAAGCTGCGCGACATCATAAAACAGGCCACTGTTCGTCGTGACTTGTATCTCAAAGTCGAACGCGCCGGTAGTCGTATAGGCTGTCGGGACGCCTAACGTGGCAAGCCCATTGTAATAAATGATGCCATACGCCGGAGCCACATTCGAATATCTAATTGCCGACGTTGCAGTATAAATGCCGATATATTCACCGGCATTCACATACATTCCACCAGCAGTCGTCGAACTAATTCCACCAGGGAAATTGACCGTAACAATCTCAACAGCGGTATAATTGCCACCGCCAGCCGATTGCAGTCTGACCACTTGTCCTGTGACTGCCGCCGCCATATTGACCGAAAGCGTCAGATACCCTGCATCCGCCACCGGATTCGGCATAACCCAAGTATAACCGCCATTTGCAGTTGCATTACCGGCAGCAGGCGCATGAATAAACGAAGTGCTGGCCCCGACAGACGATTGCAGCGTAGTAATGTCAGCCGTATTTGCATCCAACTGCCCAATGATCGCCCCTTCAACAGTAAAGTTGAACTCGATCTGGTTTCCAACCGTGCCAACTGTTGTATCGCCGACAATCGGGGCACTGGTCGAAGCATTCGTATAACGATACCCAACAATCGGGGCAACCGTATTATACCGTATAATCGACGTGGTGGAGCGAATACCCAGATAATTGCCTGCCGTTACGGGCGCAATTACACTTGTAATCGTGTTTACGCCCGCAACAACACTTGCCGCGCCCAAAGTTGAAATAGCTGTAATGTTGCCCGATCCATCCAGCGTCAGTTCATAAACCGTGATCGAGCCATTACCCGAACATGCAACTTCAAACTGCGTCAAATACCCGTCATACGTGAGCGGGGTATAAGTCATATACGTGCGGGTCGAAGCAGTTAATGCCGTGTCGATAACAGTCGGCAGTCCATAAACGACCGTGCCAAAGCCGCCTGCCGGAATACCCGAAATAGACGTATTGATTGTGTCAATCTGTCCTTGCAGAGTGATATACGTTTCTTCGAAAAGACCGGCATATACCTCAAACTGCACATTTAAGGTGAACGGACCGCCAACAGTGCCTGCAGTCGCAACGCCAATCGCAGGATTACCTACAATCGAAATACAACCTCTATTCGGAGCAGCTGTATCATAAGTTACCGTAGCAGCCGTCTGATGGTAGCCAAACAAATCACCAACCGCAGCCGTCATACCTGTGTCGATGATATTCAAGCCAACCACAACAGACTTCGTAACGCTTTCTGCAATCGTATAAGTGCCGTCAAAATTATCAACAGCCCTTTTAATCTCCAGCGTCGTAGCAGCCGAACACCGCACACGCATGACAACTCGACCCACGGCAGTTGCCGCCGGATTAAGCAGCCGCACACCAGTGCTAGAATCTGTTGACGTGACCGTGCTCGAAACTGTCGGACCTAAATACGAAATGTTTCCAACATCTGCTTGAAGCGTATTCACATCATTACTTGTCGCAGTCAGCAGCCCCCCGCGCGCTCCACCGACTTTGATGTTAAAATTCAGGTAAGAGCCAGCACCAATGATCGGCGTATTACCAATAGCCGGACCGCTACCACTATTGTTCACATAATCATAATTTGCAGTTCCTGCCGTGTAGTCCAGCGTTCCAGACGTAAGCAAAAAGCCCAATCGCTTATTTGCCGAAACAGTCGGATTGAAATTTGTAATGGTGTTCAGCCCAACATTTGAAAAATCAAGCTGCCCAAGATTAGTAAAGGCTGTAATCTGATTTGAAGTATTGATCGTGAACTCATACATTTCCACGGTAACAGGAGTTGTTACATACGCAGAAATGCTCGTCACATAACCACTAAAACCGATCAAATCTTTGAAGATATAAATGTATCGACTGCTAGTGCCGGTGCCTGCCGCAGGTGAGGCTGCGCCAATAGTTTGCGAATTGAACGCGCTATTTTCTAAGCCAGCGGTCTGCGCCTGCAAATTAGAAACCGCGAGCGTCAACGTATCAACACTGGAATACGTTAAGAAGTTCCAGCCGCCTGCTCCATCTGAACTATAAACACCGTTACGGTTTACGTTACCTGCCGCATCCGCAGTCGTGCCTTCGTCCGAACCTGTGCTTGCGTAAGTGAACGAAGTCGGCGTGGGTGTGCTCAACACCGTAACCTGTGTTCCATCATACGAAGTATCGGTCATGTTCACGACGTTGACTTTATCCCCAGCCGTCAAGCCCGTAGCCGCAGCCAGTGTCAAAGTCGCAACATTCGTTGTCCGGGAGCGCGAAACAGTCGTTCCGACCGTATCATCGTAAACCGTCGCCTGCGTGTATTCCGGCGCAGTTGTGATGGTGAGCAGCACCGCGTAAGTCGTGACGGCCAAAGGTGCAGTTGTCGGCAATGCGGCAATCACCGCGCCAATCTGTTGAAGCGCCCCTTCCACATCGGACGATGTGTAATACCCGCCCGCATCCGCAATCGTAACCAGCGAGGCCACCAAATTACTAATAAACTGCGCGTTGACTTCTTCGCGTTTCCAGCGATTTCCTGCAGCATCCACAATCACAGTCGTGCCATTATCCGGCGTCGTGTGATCTGCAGCGTCAAGATAGAAAAGTCCGCCGCCATCGCCAAGCGTCGTGTTGTAAATCAGCGACATCTGCAGCGGGCTGTCAAACGCAGATGTATTCCACAGTCGCAACGTCGCAATCGACTCTTGGATATACACGTTATTCGACGTGAAAGTGAACGGAATAAACGGCATTTTCAGCCATTCATTCACATTCACGCAAGTGAAAATCGCGGCAGTGTTTCCCGCAATCTGCGTCCCAACATCTCCAGGATTTCCGTCAACCGTCGATCCGCCAGCCGCATACACCACAATCGTGCTTGACGAACTGTTAATCACCATCAGCAGGCGACCAAGTTCATTGGCCTGCGGCAACGTCAAGCCCGCATATCCGGCAGCTGTAGCCACATTCGTGATCGTATCGGTGATTTTTCGTGACGTGACGACCGTGCCGCCTGCCGTAGCTGTCTGGATAGGGTCAAGTGACCATACCGGATTAGCAAGCGTGGCATTCAGTTCCGTGCCGTCAATCAGCCGATAACCGTCAGCAAATGAATTAGGCTGCGTCATTTTTTCCCCGCTAATTTAACCGAACATAATCATCTGCGAAGGTCCGGCATAGACGATCCCTGTGGTGTTAGTCCCTTCGACACAGCCGTTGCTGACTAACCCCTTGAAAAACACACCGCCCGTCACAGCAATATCTTTGAATGAACAATAATTCAAGCTCACTGTGCCACTAGGCATACTAAGTGTGGTCCTAGCCCCGACCGTCAAACAACTCACCGTAACTAGATTTCCTGCTGTCCCTTGCAATGAAAACGCTGCAAACGTCTGCGTTCCAGCTTGCGAGGGTGAAACCGTAACCGGAGTGACTGTG